CCTTGAGCTGCCCATACAATGTCTGCGCCTTGAGAGCCTTGCAAGAATGGGAAATCTGGCCCACCTTGGAGGCTACGACTAGAGACCTGACTGGAATCAATGCCAGTGTACACTGTGCCAGCGTCTGTAAGGTCAGCAAACGTAGGCCGTAAAGTCTTGCCCTCTAAGAAGCTGAAGTCCTCAATGTACGGAATATCATCAATTAAGCTATCAGGGTCGACCTCTTTAAGGTCTAAGTCCTCAGCCTTAGAGAACCTAAGCCCATCAAGGCTTTCAGCTTGACCTCTGAAATCACCCTCGTAAACATTAACCTTCAATCTACCACCACCCATAGCACTTAGAATGCGATTGGTAGCCTCTTTGACTGAGCGTACACGCTGCGTATCTGCAGGTGCTATAGCAATCCACTCATCAAGATCTTTCTGCTTGCTGGCTATATGGCTGTCAAACGCATCAACAGCGGCCTTATGCTCAACCTCAACCTCAGCTAAACGAGATTCAAGAGCCTCTTTATCAGCTTTGGCCTTAACCATATCACCCTGTTTGCGACTCTCTTTTAGCTCGCGCTCAGCATCTTTTGCCTTGCCTTGATCCCCAAGCTTAGACTCAGCCTGCGCCTTCTCCCACTCAATCTTTTGGTCAGCCTTTAGGTCATCAACATCAACCTTTGAGTCAAGTTTGATACCACTACCTGATGGCAGGCTTTTGGCAGACTTCTTCTCTGATCGCGGCATCTTCTGGCTCGCGGCCTTCTCAAGTTTCTGCTGGATCTTGAGCAACTCATCATCAATCTCAATGCTTTTAAGCTTCGCGTCAATAAAGTCCATCTCTGCCTTAACGCTTTTAACCTTGTCGCTAAAGACTTTCATGTCCCCCACTTCAATAAATTGTTCAAACTTATTGAAGTCTACTTTTCGCCCTGCTCTCAGGTCGTCCGTGACTTTATTTAACGCTGCTAACCGAACCTCTAGCTGAGCCTTAGTAATTGGGCCAACATCATCAGTGAAAGTTTGCAGCTTTTGCAGCTCATCGAATGCTTCTTTTAGCTTCCGATTCTCTGGAGTATCTTCAAGCTTGCCTGAGAACTTCTTAAACCCAGACACTAATGAATGACCAACACCAGTGAGCAGCGCATTGCCAAGACCACCCACAGCCACGTTAAATAACGCATCTTGTAATTCGTAGGGCGAGTTAATCTCTTGCTTGTAGCTATAAACAAACGGCTGAATGGCCGCCTCTGTGGCAGCACCGATACCAAAGCTTCGCCCAGTGAGAACTGCCAGCGACTTAACAAACCCAGCGCCGGCCACCTTACCCACACCTAGCGGCATTGTGGCAATGTTAAATGGGTCAGCCATTGAAGCGACAATTGATCCGCCCAATGTTCCGAAAAAGGCAGCGTATGGATCAGCATAACTGTACAGCTTGTCGAACTCGTCTCTGTATACCTTCGCCTGCTCAGCTATATCAGCATCCATCTCATCCATAGTGCGGAACTTTGCATCTGGATTTTTACGCAGCGATTCTAGGTTAGGGGCTACAATATTGTCGTAGTTAGCTGCTGTGAAGATGTCCACTTGAGGCTTGCTGGTCTGCGAGGCTAGCTGCAAGATTTCGGCTGCGGAGCCTTCTGGATGAACCTGTGGCTTCTCCTGCTCAAATAAGTGCGGAGCAATGGCAAACGCTAAATGAACCTCTTTTATCTTCTCGCGGTCTAAGTTGTTTTGACGGGAGATGGATAAATCTTCATATAGGAATGTGTCAATTTGAGCGCCACCGACATCAGTCCAGCCCACATGACCTCGCTCTTGGTAGCTTTCAAAGTCAGTTGATTTATAGGAGTTATATAACAGCATACTACTTCCCAGTTAGATTAAGGATAAATTCGCCACCAAGCTTATTAGCTACCAGCCTTCCGTCCACCATTACCTTATAATGACCAAACTCATCCTCTTGTATAAGAGTCGCCTCACCAGAGTTAAGCTTCACAAGCATACTTTCTGGCGATACAAATGTAGAAGTTCCTGCGGCCTGCTGTTTTATGTAATCAGCCGTCCCCTCCTCGTAGCCTGTTGCGCTTTGAAATCCACCCATGCTGTCTATGTCATGCAAATCCAGCGATGCTAAAGCCCCTTTGAGCCACTCCTCATCCTTCCCTCGCGGCAGAAGTAATGGGACATCCTTATGCTCTATAATATCTCCCACTACTATAGACATAGCCTCTTGATATACATTGGCATCTAACTCACCAGCCTGTACCCCAGCCTTTTCGGATAGATAGGCATATACCTTTGCTGTGGCATCATAAAGCCCCTTAGTGAAGGCCGCATCACCAGCAAATAACTTATTAGTGTAGCTATGGAATAATGACCCTGTCGTGTCACCAAACTGGCTTTGTTTAGCCTTGGTTAGCTTATAGTTAGGATTGTCACTAAGGATCTCGGCACCAAGCATGTACGTCTTATACCGCTCTTCACCGCCGTCCTGCATTGTCATAGCGCCTACAACAGCCATCTCATACGCATCTTCCTTATAAAGCATAGTGAACACCTGCTCAGCGTCAGCTTGGTCATATGCCATTAGAATATCATTAGTGACAGATGGCCCCATCTGTATCAAGGCGCTTGCCTGAGCCTTACTCATCGGAACTGTCGGCTTGCCTAGCCACGCCTCCACATTAGTGTGATTTTCTTTTATCTGAGCCAGCGAGTCAGCCAGGCCATCTTTGCTTACAGATACTGACGTGCCGCCTCCGTAAATCACCCACGCTTGATGTGGGTCAGAGGATACAGCCCGTTCGATAGCAGCATACGCCTGCTTAGTGGACTTATTCACTTCCCAGCCGTGGTAATCATCGGTCTTGCTGAATGTTTTGGATAACGCCATATTGCGCTCATCTTGAGTCATGCTCATTAACTCTTGGATGTTGTTATATACATCCTGAGCTAACCGCATTTGCTCAATATCATCACTTTCTGTCAGGTTGGCTGCATTCTCATTGATCGCAGAAAGAAGCTCATCTGACATTGACTCACCACTCATTAGCATCTTCATTCCGCGACTAGCTTCTTTTAGAATGACTCGCTGTGCAGCATCAGCCTCTTGCCTGTCTTTATTCTCTTTCCTCACGGCCTCAGCCGCATCACGGTCAATATAGGTGCGCATGTAATTGTCGTACTTGTCGCGGGTGGCTTGGTCAAATTCAGGTGGGTACTCAATTTTATCAGCGTACTCGGCAGCAGAGCCACTTTCGCGCGCAGCCTGAAAACCAGAACGAATAATATTATCTTGCTCACTGCCCCAGATTTCTTGCTCAGCCTTTAGAACTTCTGACTCACTTAGAGTGCCAGTAAGGCCAGCAGCTTCTACGGCATCACGCGCCTCAGCAATAGAATTAGGATCATCATATCTAACATTACTGATTGTTGAGAACACCTGGCCTCGCGCATTATCAACTTGACGCTTGCGCACTTCGGCATCAACACTGCGGCCATAGGCCAAGCCTATATCAGCGGCAGCATTAGATAAATTTGCTTTGTTAGGGTGAAATTGCAGATTCCCTTGGTACTTATCTACAATCTTCTTGTAACCTTCATCAAAGCGCTTTCGTAGAGTATTATGGGTTGGATTCTTATTGTTATCATAAGTAGGCTCAGCCTGTAGGTCATTCCATAACTGGTCAGTATCAGCTTGGACGCTATCCTTTACGCGCTGATACTCTGCCTCAGTCTCGGCCTTTAGAATCTGGGAGCCAAACTTATCAACCACATTGGTTAGCGTGTTGATTGCGCCCATCTTGGCACGACCAGCCGACACAATAGCACCTACCGATTGTTGCTCCGCACCTGGAACGCCGCCATGTTGAAAACGAGGTATCTTCATCTTATCCAATGTCCCATAAGTTGTTGTCGTAGGCTGTCTTTGCTGCCGTACCTAAACTAGAAATCAGCATGCTTGTGCCTTGTGACTGTAGGCTGTCCGCTTGAGCATTCGTACCCATGCGACGAGCTGTTGCTGTTCGGGCTGTTTGTTCGCGCATAAAGGAAGCCTCACGCTCGGCTTCATTCGCGGCCTCTGCCATAACCTCCAAAGGTGTGCCTTGTAAGACCACACCAGCCTTGGCATAGCTAACCACCATCTTGCCTTGAAGCTGACGCTGGGCCTTTTCATACCGGCGTATCTTCTCTTCACCTTCAAGCTCAGCCAGTTGCGCATTAGCTTCACCCGCTTTCCTGGCATCATCAGCCGCTTTCTGTGCCGCGCTGTATTGGCTAATGCCACCAAATATTTGTAGGCCGGTCATTACCGCCGCTAAAGTCATACTTAACCTCCAATACCTAATGTGCCGTATAGGGCCACGATATGGCATGGCAAAGGCAAATCTTGTTTAATCTCAATGTCACCGTCCCGGTCATAGCCAAGGTTGCGGATTTCCACATCCTCACTAATCATGGGTTGTGGCTCTCCGTAGTTGGTGTTCACATCACGTACCGATGGGCGCTCCCCATTAATATAAGGAATGGCGCTTTCTTCTAAGCGGACAAATACTTGGTTCCAGCGCTTCACCTTGCCCATGCTTGTACCATCGCCCACGGCAGCGCCGTATCGGTTAGGCTTCAAGATGGAGGTGTAACCTAAACCAACCGCTGCCTCGGATGCTGCATAGTTCAAAGTGACCTGACCGCCAGAAACCGTCCGTGAGGGATGAACACCCTTGTCTGCGATAATCTGCACTTCCTTGCCTTCTAAGTGGCTTAGGCCGCCGATTTGGGTGGTTGCTGCGCCTGAATAGGTGGCAAAGCAGTCAATAAAAACATTAGGTTCGTACAATTCAATGAATCGTTTGGTTGTGCCGTTGATTGTGCGCTCAACAACAAAGACAACCTGGTCAGGGCCGTCCTCGGAAATTATTGCTATGTCTAAAAACTTCCCATTCGTAAGGTGACGATGCCAGCCCACCACTTCCTGGCTAGGCTCATACGTCAGCATTAAAAGTGTACCGTCTGCGCGCAGAGCGTATAGCAACGAGTCAGGAACTTGTGTATAGGCCATGCGTGTCACACCGCCCTCGGTGATGTGTTCAGCAAGGAACGTAATATCATCAGAGTCAAAAGCATCAGACTCCCACTTATAAGCCACGTTTCGGATTTGCGTACCGGAGCGCTGAATAAAGAACACCTCGTTACCCACGTAAATGGGACGCGCGTCTTTGGAGCCATAAGGGGTTTGACGACTTACATCGATATTGGTCGGCGTAATAGCGGTGTCGCCACCAGTAATACGGAACTCACCACCTGTTGTGCCGGCAATCAATACACGCTGTGCTGCCAACCACTTGATGCGGTTCACACGATCCGAGGCGATAGTGTAGAACAAGCCATCATCGTCATTAGAGCCTGGAGCAAAGCTTTCATACTGCGCAGGCTTACTGCCCCAAAACGACTGAGGCTTCGCATCCGTGGCGGCATACCACAGGCGCTGCTCATAAAAGACCACTGACGAGGGGAAACCGTGAGCGGAACAAAAAGCAGGAGGCTGCCACAAGCTCGACACATTGGTGGATTGCGGCATGTACTGTGTATCTTTGATGGTAACATTCGCCACAGTAGATGATGCGACACTGTTTACGCGCACCCAAACAACCTCACCTGTTGCCTGACCAGGAAGGGTATCAATCAGCCAATCAGTACCAACATGGCCACTGTCAAACAAAGCAGAACTAGCGGTGATATTCTGAGTAGTGCTGCTAGTATCAGAAAACGCAATAGTGACGGCTTCATTTTGATTCACTTCATTGAATGGGCCTTTCTTGAAAGACTCGGTAGTTAATGCCCAGTTGGTATGAGCAGACCTGACCAATTTCTGGGGTGCATGGTTAGGGTGTACCAGCCACATAACGTCGGCGTTTTGGGCGAACTGTATCTCGTTAACTTCACTATGAAGCCATGGTGTGGCGATTTCATAAGCTGTGCCTCCACTTTGCACCTGGCCAAAGTCGGATGTGCCGGTGGTGTAGAAGCGCATATATTGATCGCCCAACTCAAGCACATAGGTTTGGCTGACGCTGTATTCAAATGAAATAAGGCGAGCAGTATTAGCAGAGTCTTTAACTTCATTGATGTACCGTGTGCCACCTCGGCGACGAGCGCCACCATGAGGCAGAGCGACAAAGTTTTCCAAGGTTTGGCAGCCAGAGGCATACTTTGGGCTGTCAGTGCGACCCATTAAGCGTGGGGTTAGCTCTCCACTAGAAAAGCTGTTTACTATAGGACTGACGCGCATTATGACCTCGCATTAGCAAAGGTGGTGGCTTCAATAATCTCACTACCCTGTTCCATCCCGTCCGCATTCAGCACATCCTCTTTAGCACTTAGAGCCAAAGTCCACATGTCATTTGAAAGGGCGCGGTTTTGAGTTAGGGCATAACATGTCTCAGCAGCCAATCGGGCTGCCAAGGCGGTAACAACAAGCGGATCAAGCTGACCAGTGTCAGTAACCCTGCCTGTGTATTTAATTTGGGCTGTACCGTTATTGGTCAGCAACTTGCGTCCTTCGACTGTCCATTCCGACTTGTTGCTTAAACCGTTAACTTGGTTAACAGATAGGCAATAGGGGTCGGTTGGTAATTGGTACGCATTATCCCAGCCGAAAGCTGGGGCCGTGGTTTGAACCAGGGAAGCACGAAAGGTGGCACAAAGCGGCTTCGCTTCACGTAGAACCGCATCACGCACATCATCAAAGGCAGCTTTCATCACCTTGGCCTCGGTTAAGTTATCATCCAAGGAAGTGATTAGTTTGCCGCCCAACAATGTGAGGGCACGATTACAAATAGAAACTACGCTGGCCATGTGTCACCTTATCGTTATAAAAAGGAGGTGGGTGTTACCCCACCCCAAGAGGCGTTAATTCACCCTTTATTCAGCACAGTCAACCTGTACAACACCTTCGTCTTGGATACGAGTACCACCAGCGGTGAACGCTAGGTATACCTGTGTGGCCAAAGACTTGTCGTTACGCACAGAGATGTCAGTCTTAACATCAGCACCAACACCCAAGCCCAAAGCAGACTTGGTGTATGCGATACAAGAACGAGTGCCAGTAGCCAAATCCAAACGCTGGGAGCGGATGAACTTGAAGCCCATGAACGTGTCGATCTGACCAGCAGCTAGAGCCTTAACAGTGTTGTAGTCGGCGCTAGTTACTTCGGTGGTGCTTAACAGATCAGTGATCTGGGCAGCAGACACAACCATGAAACGCTCTTCATCTGGATCAACGTCAGACGCTTCCAAGATTTCACGAGTGTTTAGCAACTTCGCTACGGTCAAGCCAGTAGAGCCAACGGCAATCTTCTGGGAGCTAGGTAGGGCAATGGAAGCACCAGTGCCGTCACTAGCACTACCAGTAGCAGCGCCGATGATGATGTCATCCCATACGTGACCCATCGCGTTTACGCCAGCTTTAGCGTAAGCAGATTTAGGGTCGATCAACATGCGGATTTGATCTTCTGCGTCTACCAGGTCAGCCCATTGGTAGTCGTTCATGTCGCCAGTACGGCGGCTGTGTGGAACGTCCAATACAGGTGTATCAGTGTGACGAGTGGTTTTTTGGATAGCAGCTACGTTACCAACGCGCTCAAAGTGAAACTTCTCACCAGATACGGATTGTTCGGTTACTGTAGAGCGTAGGCGAGAGCCTTGCTGTTCTGCTAGGTGGATTACGTTGCTTTTGAACTGTTCGACAAAAGCGCGATCGATTGTATTAGCCATGAGATTATCTCCTTTGTTGGCAATTGAAATTGGCGCTTTGTGCTACCCCTGTCGGGACACGTAGGCTGGCAATAACGCTTGCTTTAGCGAGATAGGAAATGGCCCATCTACCCAGCAGGACTCGAATGAGCTACCCCGTTAGATAGATGGTCGTGGTTTTATGTGAGGTTATGACGCTTCTGGGTACGCCATTTGGTTCAACTTGGCCACTTCTTGAATAGCGGCTTGACGAACGGATGCCTTGTCGCTGAAATAAGGGTGACTGCGGTTGTTGTAAATGTCGGATAGCTTGGCTTGCGCTTCGGCTGGCGACATAGTGAATTGATTACCCGATGGCAAAGCGGCACTTTGCTCCTCGGTCAAGGTGGCACCAATGGCAGCCATTAGCTTGATCATGCCTGGATGCTCTGCCATGCCAGAATCAGCAAGGAATTGCTGGGTATCTTCATCGGCATAGGCCAATACAGCCTGCTTGGCATCCGATAGCTTCTTATCAAAAGCGTGACCCCACTCTCGGTGTAGATCAGCCATAGCTTCTTCACTAGACGCGCTATCCTGGTCGGACTGTGCCAACTGACTTTCTTTGTTCTTTGTCAACCAAGCGTTAACTTGAGAATCAGACAAGCCGTTTTCATACGCCCACTCTAACCACTTGGCTTGATCACCACCTAGTTCAGCCGCCGCCGAGTAAGCATCCGCGCTTTCAGGTCTGCCGAGTCGCGCATACAACGCCGCTTTGGCATCATCTTCATTGCTCGGTAAGTTGATAAGCCCTGGCACCTTGTCGGTGAGCTTTTGGTTGAATGCGGCCCAATCTTCCTCACCGGCTTCATCACTTGGGATGCGAATAGCACCGCCAATGTAGGATTGGGAGTCGATATACGACTTAGCCATTGTGTCCAGATCAGGAATGTTAGCCAGTGTTTCATTCCCACGATACTCGTCAGATAATCCGTCATGCCACGTCATTTTCATTTGCCTCTATTACGGTTTTTAGTTCAAGGATTATGGAACGCTGACCCTCTTTGAAGGCCATTTCCAATGGATCGCAGCCGACAGTGTAGGACATGCGATCGTGGTAGCTTTTCAGCCATTCCTCAAACACACGCCTACCTGTTGCATCACGCCCAAATACTTGTTGAATGTCGCGCATAAAGGCGACACGTTCGTTTCTGTTATCCATTTAACGCCTGTTGAATGTTTGCCGCCTGTTCGGCATTGCCCAATTCAGCTTGGGTCTGTTCTTGCTCCATGGCGGCTTGTTGCTGTTGTTGCCTCTGTTCTCGCAGCTCGGCCACATCGTCCTTGCTGCGCATCACCTCGGCTGGTACACCCAAGCGATCAGAGATAGTGCGGCCCGCCTCATCAGCGTCCAGGTTGTCCAAGACCGTTTCATCAATCTGGGCAAGCTGGGCCAAGGATTCGGTAAGCCGCTGGATGCTGGTTACTTCATCTACGCGCTGGCTTCGTGCCAAAGCACCAACATATTCAATATCGAGATCACCTCCTAGCTCGCTGATAACCTCCGGTGGTTGCGGAAGGACATTGGCGCGGAGCATGGCGTAGAAAGCACGTTCCACAAGCGGGGTTAAAAACTCTGACTGCAATCGCCCAAGGGTTGAACCCAATAAACGCTGCATTAATTCATATCGAACCTGAACCTCAGTGGCCGTCATTTGTGGGCCATCTTGAAGTTCAAGCTGATCAGTAAAGAATATGCGGCGAACACTGCCGCGAATGTCTGCCAACATAAGCTGGTCGGCATTCCAGTTGGTGCCATTAGGAAGGGCTGCCACCTGATTCACGTCAGACACATAGTTAATGCTGGACGCTTTCAAATTCAGGTTGCTCAATAGGCCGTTGCGCTGAGTCATTAGCGGTGGGTCAATGGACTTTTCCCATGCCGTCATGGCCAGCTTGCGCGCCTCGTTCAATGTCTTAATATCCGCGCGAGCAATGCAGCCTGGCGAGTAGCCGTACACGTCACCCGATACCTTAGACCAGCGAGGAACCAGGATAGGTAGCTCGTAATAGCCAGTTTCCTTGCAGATCGCTTTGTCGGCCACGCTAATGTAGTAGCAGGCATACTTACGCATATGAGGTGGAGCCAACATACCAGGCTCACCCTCAAGCTCACGAGGGAACACGGCTTGTAGGTAATCAAACTCTTTATCAGGACTCTTTTCCATGGCCTTGGCGACCTTCTCACCACACTTGTCACCAAACATTTGTGTAGCTTGTCGGGCCGATAGGCGAATCTTGCGGAACACGGTATCGACCT